AGTTTTGTGGTTGATAACCCAAAATTAGCGAATATCGTTGTTGCTGATATGAAAGGGAAAAACATCGAACTACAAATCAAGGAACATAAAAGCGAACGCAGTATCGAACAAAATAATCTTTTGTGGGCGATCATCGAAAACATATCGTTAAAACTAAACGGAAATCGAGCCGATGAGAATTTGTGGAAAATATACGGCGATATTCTGGTGGCATCGAACATTAAACGAGAATTAGTGGCGGTGCTACCGGAAGCGGTTAAAATACTTGAAAGGACATTCCGGGCGGTGATCCCAACCGGACAAACGGTCAGTGTGAAAAACGAGAAAACGGGCAAGGAAGCCGAATTGCTGAAAGTCTGGGTTTATTTGGGATCGTCTACCTTTAATACAAAGGAAATGAACGAACTAATAGACCACGCGACCGAATATGCGATTAAGGTAGGGGCAAGTGTCTAAACGAACAAAGGCGGTAGGCATATCGGCAAAAGTGCGGAAAGAAGTCTTTGAAAGAGATCAATGGTGTGTGCTGTGTGGAAACCCTCGTTCTCTACAATGTGCTCACTTTATCTCAAGGGGTAGTGGGGGACTTGGTATCCCGCAAAACCTCGTAATGCTATGTATAAACTGCCATTATAAATACGATCAAACATCCGCTCGGGATGAGATAAAAGAACAAATAAGAAATTATCTATCAAGGTATTACAAAATTAATGAAAAGGAATTGAAATATGCAAGTAAACGGAATCGTTAGATTAACAAAAGACCCGGAGGTGCGAAAAACACAAACGGGCGAAACAGTAGTGAACTTTGATGTCGCTTGGAACTATGGCGAAGCGGGGAATTTTATCCGCTGCACAGCGTGGGGGAAACTTGGCGAACTTATCGGTGAATTCACGAAAAAAGGACACCAAATTTATATAATTGGGAAACTCGTTCAATCATCATTTACAACTAATATTGGGGAAAAAAGAAAAACGCACGAGGTTAAAGTATCGCAAATCGAGTTTATCGAAAAGAAACCAACTCCGGTCGAAGATGAACAAATTGTGGAAAAACCGAGAGCGGTCGCTGATGAAACAGCAGATGATTTACCATTTTAATTTAGCACTTGAACCGGTCGCTCTCCCAAGAGTAAGACACGCATTGCGAGGGAAGTTCGTGTCATTGTATTATCCAAAAGAAGTAGAACAAAAGTTCAACGAATATACGAAAGCGATAAAAGGGGCGTTTACCGCCCTTTCTTTCGTTGAGCGTGAAAATATAAGCGAGATAGTAAAAAACACTCCTACGGGTCTCAAAATAGCGTTAAGCGTGGTATTTAGGCTTTGCCCAGCAAGTAGTTTATCGAAAAAAAAGAAAAACGCCCTATATGGCAGTGGGCATAACAAAAAACCAGATCTTGATAATTTACTTAAAATGATTATTGACCGTATGAGCGGGGTGTTTTATCAAGATGATAATGTGATCCACGAAATTCACGCGCGAAAGGAATATGCAGAAGTGCCTGGAATCGAGATAACGCTTGAATATAAAAAAGAGTGAATATTCATTTTAATAATCAACTTATTAATAGGAGGTAATATTCACTCTCGGAAAGGGGTGGGAAAATGAGAGACCACCATATATATATTATACATGAAAAATAATCTATGCGATAGTTTTGCGGTAATTTATCTTGCCTACCATCTGCCTAGTTATGCCTACTAATTGCGGGGTTGAAAATAATTTTAATTTTTTTTATCTTTTGTATTGACAACCGTTTGCGAATGGTTTATTATGTAGACAAGAAAAGGAATTGCCACAAGGCGATAAAGGAGAAACAAAATGAATAACGAAGTAAACATTCAAGAATTATTAGCCGAACTCGAAGTCTATCGGTGGAGAGATAAGAAAACAACAATGTTGAAAAAGTTTGGGTATAGATTGGACTTAGATTCATACGATAGGAAAGAAAAAATTAAAGCGTATGAAGAACAAAAGTGGCTTACATTCATGAAATTATGTTATATACACGATGAAGTTGATGCCTTAATGTTACAAGGTTATACATTTGATGAGATTGTTAGAGCAATAAAAGAATACATTGCCGAACAATTAGCACAGGAGAAAGAAAATGAGTAAAGAAGTATTAACAGCCAAAGAAATTAAAGAATGGTTATTAGCAAATTGCGTAGATGACAATGGCGACTTATGGCTAACGGATTTAGATTTTAGCGACTTTGACGGGGATATATACATATCATGTTGGAAAGTTAAAGGAAACTTAAATCAAAGTCATCACAAAGTAAAAGGCAATTTACATCAAAATCATCACAAAGTTAGTGGCAATTTATTCCAACACAACCATCTAGTAGGTGGTTTTCTGGAACAATTCTGCCATGAAGTAGATGGAGATTTATACCAAGCTCACAACAAAGTAAAAGGCAATCTATATCAATACCATCAAGAAGTAAAAAGGGAAAAACATGACTAAAGAAATGTTAATGAAAGTAGGCAAAAAAGCCAAAGCGGAAAATGACTACTTTAAGTCGGTTGTATTCGATGAATTCTATGTAGAGTCAAACAAACAGAAAGGAGACAATATGGAAAGAAAAGCATACAAACAAGTCGAAGTCGCCAAAATGATTGGCGTTCATCGCAATTCAGTCTACCGCTGGGTGCGGGATGGAAAGATTAAATCAGTATTAGTCGCCGGTGTCCGCATGATCCCAGCAAGTGAAATCGAAAAACTAACAGGAGAGGAATAATATGGCAAACAGAAGAATGTTCGCAAAAACGATAATTGACAGTGATGCCTTTATCGATATGCCACCCAGCACACAAGCATTATACTTCCATCTTGCGATGAGAGCGGATGATGATGGGTTCATCAATAACCCGAAATCAATTATGCGAATTGTGGGGGCAAAGGATGATGACATCAAACTACTAATCGCAAAAAAGTTCATCATCCCATTTGAAAGCGGGGTGGTTGTAATCAAACACTGGCGGATTCACAACTACATTCAAAACGACCGCTACACCGAAACAAAATACCTCGATGAAAAAAACCAACTTATCATCAACGAAAAAAACGGTTATTCGCTTAAACAAATCGGATTATTAGATGATGAAAACGACAATGTATACATTATGGATACACAGGTTAGGTTAGGTAAGGATAGGTTAGGTAAGGATAGTATAGAGTTAGAGAGAGATAAAGCAACCCGCTTTATTAAACCCACTCTCGATGAAATTAAAATATTTCTAAAAGAACAAGAATACGACACAGACATTGATGGATATGCAAATCGTTTCTATAACTTCTACGAATCAAAAGGGTGGAAAGTAGGCAAAGAAAAGATGAAAGATTGGAAAGCGGCGATCAGAGGATGGTTAAGCAGAGATAATATCGGAAAAGCCGAAAAAAAGAAAACGGTTGCAGTAGAAATAGAAGATGAACTCGATCCAATTTGGGAAGAAATTAAAAATTTATAAAGGGAGAAAGAAAATGAACCACGAAATGTTAAAGGAAATTATTAAGAAAGAATTAGGGTGGAAGCTGATTGACAGAGGCAATTATTTTGTTACAAAAAACGAAGTATTATACGCTCGTGAATATACTGATGGGTTCTATTTGTCGATGTCAATTACACAAGAAAAAATAGGACAAACGGCTAATATCCACCTATATAAAAGTCGTATAACTACCCAAAGACAAGTAAAAGCCTTAATTAGAAAATACAAGAATATCAAAAGGGCTATAAGATGAAACAAGCATTACGGTTATTATTGACCGATCTTAATTACTTGCGAGATAAACAATTCTTATGTCGACAAGCTAGAAAACATAGTGAAGACTACGATGAACAAATCGAGTTGCTACTAAAAGCCATTGAATATCTACAAATGGCGATTGACAAAGGAGAAATAAAATGAATTTAACACCAAGACAATGGATGTTCTACCGATATTTACGAGAACAAGCCTTATTAAATCCTAACCGCTGGATAGACAAGCGAGAAATACACTTTGCTTTAATCGGCGAATACGAATTAAACGACAGCCCGAAAGCACACGATGTCTGCTCGACTATGAATCAAGATATGATGGCTATTAACCAATCGGAAAAAATCGAAAAGTTAATCATCCTGAAAAACAACGAGTTCAAAATAGCAACTGAAGCAGAAGCGTTAGAATACATCGAAAAACACCGGAAACAAATCGAAAATCACGCAAAACGGATCAACAAGCTGGTGTATAAATTACGCAGAAACGGGCAATACAAACTACTCTCAAACGATGATGTGCCGATTAACGAAAGTCAAGGTCGGGAATATGTGGAGGCATTTATAGAATGAAAATACGGTTATTGTTAAACGATGAAAATAAAGCCCGATGGGATACGCTGCAATACCGATTCCGCCATTATATAAAAAATGAAATGGATAGGCGTGGTGAGATGTCCACTGATGAATTAAACATACAAATTAAACCGCTCATTATTCATTATCAAAAGAATTACGCACCATTCAAACCGAAAGTATATATTAAGAAAAAGAGTGCTGCATCAAAAGTTGCTAAAATAAGACTATACATTGCTGAACTAAAAGAATCCTTGAATGAAAATAGCGGATTAGATGGCAGGTATGCAATCTATGAACAAGGGACAAAAGATGCGACAGTGCATACGATCGAGCGGTTAAAAAAAATAATTGAAGATTAGAAAGGGGAGATAAATGATTGAAATTAACAAGATACATTTAGGCGACGCTTATGAATTGATCAAAAAATTACCCGATAAGAGCGTTGATTGCGTTTATACGGACATCCCTTATGACTTTGAGGGCAATGTTCTTGGTGGTGGTGTTTTCGGTACAAAAGAACGGAACTATCACAAGGAATACGAGGATGTTTCAAAGCGTAGAGGTAAAGGACTTGCTACCCGTAAGGAGAAAAACAGTTATGAAAATAGCGATATTGCTTTCGGCATTGATTACTCGATTTTAGATGAAATTGTGCGAGTGCTTAAAAAGATAAATGTTTATATATGGTGTAGTAAAAAACAAATTTTAGATATCATGAATTATTTTGATAAATTAGGCACTTTTTACGAAATGCTTGTGTGGTGTAAAACAAACCCGATACCGACTACAAATAATGTATGGCTATCAGATTTAGAATATTGTCTATACTTTCGAGAGGGGGGGGTAAAGTTGAACGACGGTTATGAATATAAAAGTAAGTTTTTTTATAGTCCCATAAATAAGGGCGACAAGGAACTTTACAACCATCCCACTATTAAGCCACTTGAGTTGGTGAAACGCCACTTGCTACACACTACTCAACCTGGTGATGTCGTGCTTGATCCGTTCATGGGGAGCGGAACAACTGCCGCTGCATGTAAGGAAACGGAAAGGAAATATATAGGGTTTGAAATTGATGAAACATACCACAAAATTGCAACCGAGCGGTTGTTAGGTTTAGACCAACAAGGACAAATTAGCATTTTTGCCAACTTTGAACAAATTGAACTATTAGAAAGTGAAGACTAATAATGAAAAAGCAATACAACATTAACGAGTTAGAGAATAAGATGCACATATTAGAACAGTATATGTTAACATTAAATAAAAAAACACCACACTATCGAGATACAAAAAAACACTATGAAAGGCTTAAAACAAAAATGTTTAAGATGATCAAGCAAAAATGAAACAATCAAGTATATTCGACTTTATGTTAGAAAAAATGGTGTTTGAAATGACTTTCGGGCAATATATGGAATTATGGTTAGTTCTTTACATGAACAAAGATATACCAAGTAATGCCGTGCCACTAACAAAACAAGACTACGAAAGAAAAGTTAATGCAATAAATGGTTCACATGAACACCGAAAGCAAAATCATTAGGAGGTATAGAATGAAACTACGAAATCATAAGGCAAGAGAGATTGTCGGTTTATTAAGAGGCGATTCACAATATGTTATAACTGATAAGCCGCTGGAAATCAGGCAGAGTTATCACATTTATTTAAGACCACTCAAGACCGAAAGTTTAACAAGAATTAAGCGGTTAGGATATGTGCTGCAAAGCGGGGATCATCCCATTGGTAAACCGATACAAGATTGCGTTATCGGTTGGTATGAGATATACAAATCAACCGAACTTGAAACAAAAGAGATAGTCGATTTATTAAAAGAAAACAACTTATCGAGCATAACGGTTAAGATTGATAACCGACCCATTACGCTTTATGGCGATGACTTGCCGAAAAAGGAAACATTCTATCTTAATTTAGTCAGTGAACTCCGTATCTACGGGCATCCGATGAAATTAAGCGACTATCAAAACCGATATGGCAAACCGTTAAAATCCGCCAAAGACTTACAGGAGATTAAACTATATGACTAAAGCAACGAATTTCAAAATCATATTCTATGACAAAGATGAAATCGAACAACTCGTTAAATACGGGGCGGCGACTTCATGCGAATTCATCGAGGAGTGTATCGCAATGGTCAAAAATCAATACAATTATTTCGAGTCGGCGGTGGTCATATATGATGATAAAATTATCGAATACAAATAAGGGGGATTAACATCCTCTCTTTTTTGGTGTATAATAGAGTAAAGGAACGCATCCTATAAATGTGGTAGTTACAGAATATGCGGAGGTATATTATGGAAAGAAAAAGAAAATCAAATATGGGGCGGAAGCCGATATTAGTTCACAACAAAGAAGCGGTCAATCAATTTTTACACTGTATAGAACTTGGTATGACCATAGGTCATAGTGCTGAATATGCCCAACTCGCAACGACAAGTATCTATGAATGGATCAACCGTGCCGAGCAAGATATTGAAGCGGGGAAAACATCATATCATACGGACTTTTTGAATAAATACAACCGTGCGAAGCAAGAATTCATTAAAAGAGCGATGGAAACAATCAACGCTGCACAACAAGCCGATTGGAAAGCCGCCGCCTATCTTTTGAAAATGCGATACTCGAAAGACTATGGCGATAAACAAGAATTAGCACTCTCTGGCGATGATGTAGGAATTAAAATTATTAACGATGTCAAATGAACTCTCGATGTCTAAAATCATTGGTAAGGGATATTCAAAAGCATGGTGGACAAATAATCCATCTCGTTATCGTTTATTCAAAGGGGCAAGGAACACCAAGAAATCTTATGTTATATTAGGGCTTGAGGTCATTAACAAGATTATCACGCAACCATTACGAAATGTTATGGTTGTCCGCCAAACGGAAACGAGCCACAAGATTACTACTTGGAACACAATCATTGGGGCAATTAGACAACCCGATTATCGAAATCCAGATATATCATTATCAAAGTATTTCAAAATCAATTCAGTCGATAAAATCATTACATATATCCCGACCGGTCAGATGATCGTATTTAGAGGTTTTGATAACGCTGATAAACTTACGGGGCTTCGGGCATTAACGGGATACTTTACGGATGTCTATCTTGAGGAAGCATTCGAGATTAAGTCATACGATGAATTTAGAAAACTTGATGGGTCATTACGGGGGAAACTGCCGGAGGGGTATTTCTATCAAATCACATTTTTATTTAATGCTTGGAAAAAGGAACATTGGCTATATGATGTTTTCTTTAAAGGACGGTTAGAGGATGATTACGACCTACTCGAAGCGAACGATTACATTGATTATTACGATAAAGATTTTATCGGGGATTATGGTAAAGGGCTATATCTACATATATCGACTTACAAGATAAATGAATTCCGAGATGGCATTTACGATGTGGCTATGGAAAACTTACGGGACAAAGCACCCGAAATATACAAAGTCGAAGCGTTAGGAATGTGGGGAGTTACGGGGGAGATGGTTTATCCCGAATGGAATGACAGTTGTATTGCTGAACCACAAAAAGTGATGGCGACACGCTTTACAAGATATGCGATTGGGATTGATACCGGGTTAAGTGCGGCAAAACTAAATAAGAACCAAGTGAAAAGTGCGACCACAATGATTATGTCGGGGCTTACTTGGGATAGAAAAAAGATTATTGCCATCGATGAATACTTCCACTCGAATTCAGTTGTCAAGAAAAAAGAACCGGAGATTATGATGGAGATTATCGAAACACTAAAACGGTGGCAAGAAAAATATCATAACCATCCCGACTTAATGAAAGGTCAAGTATTAGTCTATGTCGAATCAGCGGATATAGGGTTCAAGGATGGACTACAATTACTCGCTCGGCAAAATGGATTGATTAATTTTATCTTTCAACCAAGCACAAAATACGGAGTCGAGAAGCGGGTTTACTTTATAAGAACGCTTATGGCGTATAACGATTATTTAGTATCCTCACTATGTCCTAATCTTATCCGAGAACATCGAACTGCTACAAGTGGGGATAAGGGCGAAATAAGAGCTGGAAACGACCACGCACAAGATGGTTGCGAATACGGATGGGCGAGTTTTGTAAACGAACTACAATTATGGGCAACAATAAAATTATAGTTTATTGCATTTTGGTATATAATAAATGTAAGGAACTGATTTAATTATGCGAAAACGGGGGAAACCAAATGCTCATTATCGATTACATTAGAGAAAAAGTAAAAGAATTTTTAGGAATACAGCACATACACAAGAATCCGAATGATATAAATTTTCAATATATCAGCGATGAGGAAATTTTGCGAATTTCAAAAGCAAAAGAATTCAAACTCTGGTATTTAGGCGAGGGCGATAAGATAGAACAATACTACATGGTAGGCGAATCCGCTCGTAAGGGGTTTAAGGATCGCAATTACTTTTGGTCGATAGCCACACGAGAAGCGATGGTTAAAAAAGTTCACTCTGGCATACCGAACGCTATTATCAATACTTTAGTCAATGTGGTGGGTGAACACCAAATCACAAGCGATGATAAAGAACTTGAAAATATGATCTATGAAATGCTTGAGGATAACGACTTTATCCGCATGGTTAATCAAGAACAATTACCTTTAACTCTCGCTCAAGGGTGGGGAGCGTATAAAATTAACATTGATGAAGCGTATGAATATCCGTTAATCGAATATTACGAAGCCGAGAATGTCCGTTTCATCGGCAAGAATAGGCGGATAGAGGGAATTATTTATCTTGACTACTATGAAGTTAATAATAAAAAGTATGTGTTATTTGAAACTCGGTCGATTAAACGCAAGACCGAAAATGTAGAAGCGGGGTCATATGTCGAATATAACCTCTTTGAACTAAAAGAAAATAACAACATTATCCCGGTCGAATTAGCCACGATTAAAGAATTATCAAATCTTGAAACCATTTTTATTCCGGGTTATATGAAAATACTCGGAGTGCCAACAAGAATATTTCACGACCCAAGCGATGTTAATTATGGGCGGTCAATTCTAACGGGTAAGATTGATTTATTCGATGATTTGGATCAAGCGTTAAGTCAAGCAAGTCAAACGGTTAAGGTATCCACTCCGGTTGAATACTATCCGGTAAGTGTTTTAGAAAAGAACTCTTATGGAGTGCCAATTCTACCAGTGGCGTATAACCGGCAATTTATCAAGAAACCGGCAAGTATCCCAAGTGGCGATGGCGTGGTGGGGTCTGATACAATTCAAACGAGCCAACCGCAATTAAACTTTGAGCAATACGCTTATGAAGTGAAAAACAAACTCGATTTAATTTTAACGGGTATTTTAAGCCCAGCGACAATGGGGATAGAAGTTGCGAAAAAAGATAATGCGGAAGCCCAACGGGAAAAAGAAAAAATCACGCTCTTAACCCGTAATAACATTATCAACGCTCAAAGAAAGATTATTCAAGATGTCGTGGATGTCGCATTAGATTTATTAATGTATAAAAACGGTCAATTAATTAGTGATGAAAGAGCCGATTTTAGCGTTATCTATAATGACTTCGCAAACCCAAGTTTTGAAAGCAAACTCCAATACTTATCTCCCGCATATTCTGGCGGAACAATCTCGACTGAAAAATATGTGGAAACTTTGTGGGGCGAAATGATGAGTGATGAAGAAAAGCAAGAGGAAGTCGAGCGACTTAATAAAATAAGAAATGCGGATAATCTGACACTGGAGGATTTCGATGGAACGGGAATTACAAACGATTCAGTTGAGGAAGAAGTCTTTAACGAACCGCTTGATGTCGGTCAAGAATAAAGCGATATTAACGATTTATGACTCGATTGTAAATGAGCGAAAAGACTTACACGCCCAATTAAAGAAAACAACCACTAATGATAGGTTTTTATTCACGCCTACTTTAATGGCGGCTAAACAAACTATTAACGAAGTAAAAAGATTAAAATTAGCACAACCGCAACAAGACCGAGAAAGGGTCGAGTGGTTGGCGATTTTAGCATTCCAAGCCATCAACAAAAGACAACTCTCGAAAAAGATTTCAAAAAAAGTCTATGAATACACGAGAGAATATGAGGGGGAACAAAAAGAGGACTTGCTTCTAAAAACCGCTGAAATAAATCGCAGTGAGCCATCGGATGATCCAAAAGTATTTTATATTTGCAGTCGCCATAATGATTGTGCGGTGGATCACAAAGATTATCAAGGTAAAGTTTATATCGATGCTAATTGGCGGGAAGTGGTTAAGAACGATAAAGAGATATTAAAAATAGAACAGTATATCCGCAATCATGATGTCGATACTTACCAATGGGTTATCTTTGAACCGGCGTGGTTAGTGGTTAGACCGAATTGTCGCCATTACTTTAAGGACTTGCGAGTGAGCGAGGTATTGGGGAATAGTGCAGCGAATATCCTAAAACAAAATCGGATGATCCACGCTAAAGGGCGGCGGTCAATGCGGCAAACTATCAGACATGATATGAAACGCAAGACTTACACGATAAACGAGATAGAAGCGTTGTTGGATAAATATCGTGAAAGGTTATTATTACACGAGCAAATGGCGGCGATTAAACACACGCACATTTTACAAAAAGCGATTGATAAAGATAAATTACTTATAAGAAAATGGGAAGAAGTATTAAAAATGCTTAACAACAAGTAAAAATATGTTAAAATGAAAGTACCACATAGGAGGGTTAGACTATGATTGAAGAAAATGGCGGTACAATGTTGGACACGCCACCAACGGAAACCGAAACCGAAGTAGAGGTAATAACCGAAACAAAAGTAGAGGAAACGGAACTCGAACCGACAATCGAGAATAACGATGTAAAAACATTCACCGAACAAGAGCTGAACGAAATCGTGAGAAATCGCCTTATCCGGCAAAAAAGCCGACTCCACCAACAATTAGGTGTCGAGAGTGATGAAGCGATTACAGAACTTATCGATAAAGTTAAAAAAGCGGATGAACTGAAAAGCATCGTTGATAGCCTACAAAACGAAAACACGCTCTACAAAGAACAATTAACATTCATCGAGAATAATATCGACATTAAGCGATACGATGATGTCAAAGCGTACTTTAAAGGCAAAGAATTAACCTTGACACCGGAAACGCTAAAGGCTGAATTAATCACACATCCGGAGTGGGTCGCTCAAAAGTCAGTGCAAACGATTGGTGGACAACGCCAACCCGCACCAGTAAAAGATGAGCGGAAAACAGCAATGGAATTATTCGGTATCAAGAAATAAGGAGCAAAGAATGGAAATTAAAGAATTATTAATTGCTCTAATAGGCGAAGGACTTGATGGTGATGAACTCATCGGTGTCTTAAATCAAAAACTTGCAGATGGCGAAATTACCCAAGAGGACTACGATTGGGCGATCGCACAACTCCAAGAGGAAAAAGACAAAAAAGAAGCCTTTGAACTATTAGGAGTATAAGGAGAACAAAATGGCAAACAAAATCGCATTAATTGAAAAATATACTCGTGATGCAGTCGTGCAAATTTTAGCGGCTGAAAGTAAATCGAGAGTTTTAGAAGCAGATGCAAAGCGAATCAACCTCGACTTTGCCGGTGGAAACATCGTAAAAGTATTAAACCTCGCATTTGATGGTTTATCAGATTACAAACGGGGAGCAAATGGTGACATCACTGCCGCTGCTGGTTATACCGAATTTAACGCAGGAGATTCCACTGGTCGTGGTTACCTCCCAAGTGATGTCGGTGCTGAATGGGAAGTATTCCAACTTGCCTATCATCGTGGGGCGCAATTAAAAATCGACAAAGCCGACGATGAGGAAAACGCTGGTTTATTAGTTGGATATGCAGTGTCGGAATTTGTCCGCACGAAAGTTGTCCCGGAAATCGACGTTACTCGGTTCTCAAAATTAGCGGGATTCACAAACACCTTACTTGGCAATAGAGTCGAAGCCGCTATCTCGGCAAATGAAATCATCGGCAAATTTAACGCCGCTATTGAATGGCTTACGGAAGCCGAATCGGTCGCTGAAAATCAAGTGTTCTTTGTCAGTCCTGCAGTTATGACATTAGTTCGCAACACGACTGAATTACAAAAGAGACTTACACAAGATGAATATCGTAGTCGGACAGAGGGCGTCACCTTTGCGATTACGAAATATGATGGTCGGATTATTGAAGAAGTTCCATCAAACCGCTTCTTTACCGAAGTCAATGTCGGCTTAAAAGGATTCTTCCCAAAAGCAGACTCAAAGATTATTAACTTCTTATTAGTTGATAAAACCGTTGCACTCCCAGTTGTTAAGGTTGATGATGTTCGCATTTTCACACCAGAACAAGTGCAAGATTTCAATGGTTACAAAATCAACTTTGAACTCTATCACGATTTATTCGTTCCTGCAAAATTACAAAGTGCGGTATATGCCCATGTTGGCACTGAAGCTGCAACGAGTAAAGCCGCAAGAGTCAATGTCGCATTAGAAGCTGGAGCAACCGGTAAAACGAAAGTAACTGCTTATGCAACCTTACCACTCGGATTAACCGGAGCATTATACGGTGTTGCTGGTGATACAGGCTTCGCAGTTGGTGATGCAATCGCCGATCATGCATCCGCAGTAGCAATTACGGTTGGAACAGAATACAATGCATTCACTGGCGATAAAGGTTACTTCGCTCTTGTTAAAGATGGCAAAGTCATCGCTGTTAGTGCGCAATACACATCAATTCCAAAAGGTGCTTAATTTACTAAAAAATAGTAAAAACGGGGGGAGTGATTATTCACTCTCCTTTTTTTATGTTAAAATAAAGGTATAGACAATTAAGGAGTTATTATGGAATTCAAAACAAGATATATAACAGCAGATGAATTTAAGCAGTATTTTGGAATTGACCTACAAATTGAATTGCCAAACGGCGACAATGAAAGTGGTAAAGTAGCAGCGTATATTGCAAGAATCGAGAATAGACTTGAAGCGTGGATCAACGCTAATTATTTCTACAATGTATCGCAATTTTGGGAAACATTAAACAATAACCAAAAAGAGCAATATAAATATGCCTTACTCGAACAAGCATATTATGTTTTACGGATGGGGGATATCTCGGTTGATAGCGGCTACGATAAAGAGCGTGGAGTTATTGCGGGTCGTTCAACGATCAATGAATTATCGGTTTCGCCCAATTCAATGTTACATTTAGAAAATGGTGGTTTCTTAAACACTCGCATTGTCAAGCGTGGTGGATATTATACAGGTGGAGTAGCAACTTCACAAGTAGTCAATAGTGTTGTCGGTCAAAAAGGCGAACCGGGAAAAGATGGTTTAACACCTTTTATCGGCGATAACGGACACTGGTGGATTGGCGGATTAGATACGGGAGTAACGGCTGTCGGACAAGGAATACCGGGAACGGATGGAACGGATGGGCTAAATGGTAGTGGTTTCGGGCAAACTTTTAGAGATGGTCAGGGTTTTTTATTTCTCGATTCGGTGGAGACTCTGATTAAAAATTACTTAATCGTTTTTGATACCGTATCGGCAACGGGACAAGATCCTACATATATAGTGGATAATGACCAACAAGAAACTATTACATTATCCGATAGTATTGGCAAAGTTTTATCTATTCACAGAATCGCGGGGTCGCCATCAAATGTTCATTACTTCTTAAATGGAGTTAAGATTAAGAGTTATGAATGTTATGATATATCTTTAACATTTTTAAGTGCGAACTCTAAACTCGTGGAGATTTTATGATAAGCAAACGCAGTTATAACGAGATTGCCGAACTCTGGGGCATTAAAGATGGCTTAGAACACGAAACTATCGTTAAGCGTGTCCGCTTTAAGGAAGCGAGTGCAACGGGCAAAGATGCCAACATCATCAGTGGCGTTTTTATGACCACTGGGGCTGGTTTTACCATTGAGAGTGTAGATGACTTACAAGACCTTAAAATCAACGCTAAACTGCGTATTCGTGGCGGTTGGTGGCGAGTGGCGAATATTCAAAAGGTGGCGATGACTACGGAGAACATGACTCGACCATTTTACAAGTATTATATTTCTTTACGAGGTTTCGATGCTTGAACTTGCTAAATTAATTCATCGTGAATTAGTGGATGAGTTTTCAACCATTTATTTAAGCGGTAATTTAAGGGACACCATTAAAGTCAGTTATGATGGCAAGTCGGCAACGGTCGAGATACCCGCTGAAATGTATGACCTTAAACTATTCACAAAAGAGGGTGCGATTGTTTATACGGGAAAAGGGTCATATGCGGAGGCGGTCAATAAAAAAGGTGGTTTTAGTAAATCGCATAAAAACTATGTCGAAAGAGCGATCGAATTAGCCATATTTACTTGGATGAAAAACAATGGAATAAAGGGGAGGATAGTCAATGATTAATAAAATCAATGAACTGATATATGCAAACTTTCGGCGATTAATGAACACGAATGAACTATATAATGATATCGAGTTAATCGTGAGTAATGAACGAAACATCGACACATTAAAACCAAAGAAAAACCGCATTATTATAGTGATTAGTTATTTTGAGAGTGCAATAACCGCCGGGCAAACTTTAATGCCGGTGCAATTAAGTATTTTAAGCGAGTATAATAACATTGAAATTACACAAGCGTTATTATATGCTTATGCCGAAAGTTATAACACTAAAGAAAATGCAGACTTTACTATTAAGCAGTTTTATTTAACCCCCGAATTAGTAGGGGCTTTTAACGAATATTACGATGGCTATCGTGGACTTTATACAATGTCGGGAACGCTACTGATTAGTGAGAATATGAACGCATTAACCGAATTTGCAGTCTTTGATGGCGATAAATATGTCGCTCTTGATTTAATCAGTAGTCGCATTAACTTTGCGATACAGGTTAGTCCTGATGCGTTTGTTGATCATCCAACCGCCAATACTTTTGCAGTGCCTTTACAAAGTACCTTAACGGTCAATATCGTGCTATACCAAACGGACAATTTTATGTTTAATGAAATTTTAGAAATGATATTTGGTGAACACACCATCGACCGCAAATATAAATGTCGCTTTATTTACCGAAATAAAACTTTTACCGATATTAATTTACAATTAGTCGATTATGAAAACGCTAATGAATTAGCGAGTTTACCAGCGGTCAGTTTAACACTTACGAGGGCTCAGTAATGGAAACACGGAAAATTGTTATTGAAATAGTATCAAAAGGGGCGGCAACTCCATCGCAATCGCAAAAGATAATCGAAAAGGTGCAAAATACCGAAACAACCGAAACGATAGAAACGATTAAAGAGGGGACACTGGTTTCAAGTGTGGTGGTTAATCAAGCGTTTAATCAAGTCAAGGGGTTAGTGAAAAACGCCGCATTTTACTATATGAATAAAAACTTTACACTGAAAGAAAATTACTTAATGCAGCGAAATGTCGATAACGCTTTGACATCGATTAATAAGGTGGTAAGTTTTGGAGTTTCGGTTGCTGGTGGGTTCGCAGTCGGGAATTGGGCAGGAGCAGCAGTAGCTGCGGTCGGTTGGACAGCAAATGAAGCATTTAACATATTTAAGCGACAAGACCAAACGATGATGGGACTTAATACCACAAATATTCAAACAGCCTTTCAACAAACAAGAGCAGGGTTAAACAATGGTAGTAGGGGGACACAAAATTGACAAAAGTATGGATTAATAATAAACCGGTCGATAATATCTCGACTAATTTTGTAATGACTAATGAACTAAACGAAACATTAGACAGTGCCATTATCAAGGTTCAAAATTCGCCTAAAATCAAAATGAAACCTTTCGATGATGTGCTTATCGAAGTTGATAGTGGGGCAGCGAGAATTAGTTTTACCAACGAACAATACTTTGAGGATGGTTTAGTTGTAGAAACCGAGATTAAAGAAACGGGTGCAGATTATGAAGAAGTGGAGATGACGAGATATACTAATTATACTGATTTTTACGATATACATCATCCTACAATGGATCAAATTATCCGCAGTATTTTAGGGATGGAAACAACGCATGAACTACACAGCAATCTCAAAGTGTTTATGTATATCAGGCGTGGTATCAATTACAATCATAGAACATTCACTGCGACTTTGGTAAGTAACGTTGTTTTAGAATTAGAAAATCCACTTTATGGCAATAAATTATACGCTCAAATTATCTATGAAAATGGGAAGTATTCATTAAGAATAGACAACAAACAAGTATTATTTGATCCAATCGAAAACCGACAATCGTTTATTAGCGGGATGTGGTTATATCCACAAACCGAATCTCAAACTCCGAATACTTTTACATATCGGGAAAAGATATTAAAAAGTTCATTAACTATCGGGGAGGAAATTGAAGACTATCAAGTTTTATCAAACGCAAATAATAAAATTATTATCAATGAAAAGACCTATTTTATCAAGAAAACCATCGATGGTTATGAGGTTACTGAAACAACCGAGCCATATAACACTTTTATAACATTTATAAATCGTTCAGCAGTAATTACGGGAGATTATGTAATAAACGCCATCTTTGTCGAAAAGACCGCCAATAGCCCGTTATTAAAGATAATTAGAAAACGCTATTTAATCGATAATTGGAATGAAACCTATAACAAAGCGACTAAACAATATTCGTATGTGATTAATTTAATGAGCGAAACAAAAGGGCTGGAAGTTATTCAATTACCAAATATCTCTTTAACTCAACCGATTATGAAAAATAAGAAAAAATCGGTATGGGAGTATCTCGTTTTATATTTAGATCAATACAACCCACGAGTGAGAATAGCGGGGGAGTTTAATACTTGGACTTATCAGCCAAAATATAAACTTGATCCAGAACTTGAAAGTGTTTTTAGCAATATTTACGCTCCCGATTTCTCGCTTAATAACCCAAACTTGCGGGATTTATTATCTTATTTAATGATTACACGGGATAGAACACCGATGGTCGAAAATAATGTGATTAAAGCATTAGACTTATCGGCAAGGGGTAAAGCATTCAATTTAGATAACATAACTGATATTCAACGCTCGATGGATAGTGAGAGTTATACCCAAAACTTAAAAAAGAATTACAACAATGCTTTAAGTCAAGATAATTCAGTGCGGTTCGTGGAAAAAATGGGATTTCGCAATTCAGATGATGGGCTTTTAACATTAGAAAATATGCGGTTAGAAACGAGATATCCGATTTACAAGATTAATAAGATTTTAATGTGTTATTACAAACGGATTGTCGTTAAAAAAACTGTGGAAGACACAGGCGAAGATGCGATGATGCTAATTAAACAAGACATCACTCCTTTGGTATTAACTAACGAAGCAAGAAACTTATTAAGTAAAGACTGGAACGATTTTGAAAATGTTAACCCGATTACAATCACAGAGTTAGCACAATATCGATTGGCGACTTTGGGTTATGATATCGGTTCTAAATTCATCAGTGGATGGGGAACAAGTTATACATATCCAAGTGGGTGGTGGTCGACATCGGAAAAAACATATATCGAAAACATTTTACGAGTGATGGATTTACACATATCTCCGCTTGGCATCAACGCTTATAACATCGTACGAGATGCGTTTAACAAAGGGACAATCGTTACGCCAAAAAGCACCACAAGTTATCACGGGAATGTTATAAGTCCATTTAGCGATGATTCAAATGTTGGGACGTTAAAGTTCAAAGGGCTATTCTTTGAAATCGATTATAACGGGTTTTATAACGGGACTTTAATTCACTCTAAAGATAACGATTTTGGAAACATTACCATCAATGATAATCCGAGTTCAAGTTTAACATTGCTCGAAAGCGATGGCATCTTTCAAAAAGAGAAATTAAACCGCTTAGGGAACGAAATTGTCGCACTTGCTGGGAAATACACCTATCTCTCCCAAGTGCAAGATATCGGGGCAGTCTATGATGATGATGTCGTGATTTTCAAAAGCGTGATATCAGTTGGTAATAACGAAGTGAAAGCAAATTACTACGGCTCGAAAGATTATGTGATGAAAAACTACTTCACGAGTGTTTTTGCTAAACACCGAACAAGCAATTTATTATCTTATGGCGAAAGTGTGATAAGATCCGAAAATAAAAAGATGTTTTTAGTATTAGATAAAGAGAAATATATTAATGAAAAAGAACAAGCAATCTCATTTAAGAATTTTTCAAGTCCGGAGTTCGAGATTTTAAGCGGTCTAAGACCTAATGAAAGAATGACATCGAAAGATGACTTTAAGAAGCCTAATCAAATCAATAAAGGTTTCTTTTATAAAGATAATGCAGCATATATAAGCGATGTAAATCGATTCGTTAGCGGAAACTCAATGGCGTTTAATATTCAAATGTTCGACAATGTGTCGGGCGGGGTTTTCATTAAGGAAAAAGAACCATCGGTTGTAGGAGCGAAGCAAGATTGGTATTTATTGGTCGATGACAATGAAACCGGTTTTATCGAAAATATCGGCGTTTACTTTTGCCATTTAGATATTGAAACCGAGTATGAAACATTACCACAAGCGTATAATAAAGCAAAAATCGACGCTATTTATGATGATAAGTTGCTAAAACTACCTTATGAAAACATCGAACCTAACGACCAAAAGAACCTTATCGGCGGTGTTTATAAAGTAAATAAGGACAACAAAGAGATTTTAGATTATACGCTGCAAATCGAAGCAGTGGCGACAAGTCCGGATATTATCATTACTCCTAAAATGCTTGAATTAAGCGACTTAATCGGCAATGTGAATAAAGTCGAACAAACCTATGAAGTAAACGATGTCGCTGGTGGGGGGTTTGTCGACCAAGCCTTTATATCGTCAGTCAAAACACCGGGTCGTGGCACGATTCAATTAAACATCGACCCAACAGATTTTGCCTCCTTAAATGTAGGCGATACCGCTAACTTTGTGGCGAAATGGGAATACGGGACAGGTGATGATTTACGGATAAATAAAGTTTACATTACCGGAAAAGAGATAAAATCCGTTTCAACAAGCGAGATTAAAATTCAGTGCGATTTCGAGGTTTGGTATGGGGTGTTCATTCCTGACTTATGGCTTGAAATTTACGGACCATCGCCTTATCGCGGCAACGTTGATTTTACTTTCAAACGCTTAAACACCGGGACATCCGCCACAAACCCATTATTTTATAATCAACCAGACACGGCGGGAAAATACTCATTTGGGGTAGTTATTAGTCCGACCGATGTTAATTTACTACCCGACGACAATATCTCAAACGGAAAATGGAATGGTTATACTAATCCGAATGCGGAAAAAGCGGACTTTATCGATGTGTTATATCTTTTAACCGTAGGAGAACAAATTACCACAATTTATGAAAAGAACTTATTTATCATTGAACGCCGAGAAAAAATACAAAAGCACACGATTACGGAAGAGATAACCGATGCCGATATAGATTTTGATGTCGATACCGGGAAAAAATATTATCATAATACATCACTGGTCGTGAGCGATGTTTACCAATACGAAATACACAACGGAAAACCGGCTCTTAAAATAACTCTACTGCCCGGTGATTTTGAAACAATCGAATTATGGTATAAATCAAACGGTAGTTATAAGTTAATGTTAGCGGTTAATTTAACGGAAACGGATCGCTTAAATGGGTTCGTGCGGATTTATTTATCGCTTATCTCGAACGCTGACAAGCGGGTTTATGATAAAAACAATAACCTCATTGGCGAAATTAAAGAATTAAGTGCAGATGAAATAAACGATAATTTACAAAAATATCGTATAATATAAATATAGGAGTAATTTATGGCAAAAATAGTATTAGATGTGGCGATTAATAATTTACAAAAAGATATGATTTTGGCGTATAATCCCGCAAACCAAAAATGGGAAGCAACAAGCAAAAGTGCATATCTAAATCAAACTTATATTGAGATTGAAAAAGTAAATAAAAAGGCTATCGAATTAAAAGAAAAGACCATCGAGTTAGAGCGAAAGTTAGCGGAAACGCAAACGAAATTTGCCGAATTAGAACTCGTGTTTGAAAATACAATTAAGGAGTTAATTTCACGATGAACAAAGTAAAAAAGATAATTAAGGTTTTGGCTATTGCTATAAGTTTTGGCTTCATCGCATTAAGCGGGGTTGAAGTGGTTAGCGGACTTTTAGGCGATGTCAGTTTATTCGGTTTTAACTTGACCGAATTACAACAAAAAACAACACACTATATCACGAGTGGTGGTTTAGCCATCATTGGTGGGTTTGGCGTGGTCTTAAACGACTTTTTGAACCGTAAGTTAATAGAAAGTCGGAATCTTACAAATCAAGCATTACAATCGGCTATTAGCGTTGGCGAGAAATATAGCGAGATTAAAAACGAAGTGAGAGAATTACGCATTTTGGTAAAACAACTTACTTCCGATAATGAAAAGTTAGCCGATTTAATCACTGCCGATTTATCCGCAAAATTAAGCAACCCATTAATTGATAAAAAAGCAAAAGAACTTATCGAGGAAGCAATAAATGGCAAACAAGAAACTATTATTTAGAATCATTGGTGCGATGACACTCGCTTTACCGATTTCAATTACATTGGTAGTAAGTGCGATATGGTCGAAACCCACTGCTGACTATGTAGTAACTTTTAATGATACATTAGTTGTAGATGTGGAAACGATTAATGAGAAAGTAGTGGTCGAACAATATAATGAGAAAAACATCGCATTAGCAATTACGCTTGATGAATTCACTTTTTATAATATCGACTTTACCTATTACGATAAAATAATTGATGGAAAATACATTATTAAAGATAAGTCTTACATTCGGTTTTTAAGTGATGATTTCGATAAAGTTTTAGAGATTATCGATAGCAAAAACGAACATGGCGAATCAATTATCAAGTTGGATAAAGTCAGTCATATCAATATTCAAACGGGGAACAAATTATCCTTATCATTTATCGTAAGTGTTATAGCGACATTAATCGTGGTCGGTATTATCAGTGGTAAAATGAAACTACACCGAAAATATCCAAAGTCGGCAACTTTTATTGCGTTATTAAGTTCTACCATATTACTTGGGGTGCTTAATGCGATTATTGGCAATATCTTAACGGTCTTTATAGTAGCGACTATCAGTTGGGGGGCGTATTGTATCGAGGATGCTTACTTTAAGTCCTTACAACCGGTTAATGAAACGGAACAAAAACAAAACGCTTTAATCGATGAATTACGGAGGCTCTTATGACCACGAGTAAGTTATTAGATAATTTATATAAAAACCTTACATGGCTTATTGTCTTAATGTCCATTATCGGTTATTTAGCATATCGCACTTTTCAAATGGATGGCGACATTCAGTCGGTGGCGAATGATCCTAACACATGGTTAAACATTGCCTTTGTTATTTGGCTAAACTTAAATGTTCAAAATGGGGCAATTAATAGTGGTATCACTGCGGGTGTTGATAGTGAGGAGTTTAAGGCAGCCGATGAGGTTAATAATAAAATTATCAAAAGCGTTAATAATGAAATGGTCGAGTTTAGGAAATATGTCAAGACTTTGAATTATAATGAAAAGGTTCGATTAGAAGAAGATTTGTTATATAAATATGGCGTTGATGATGTCAGCGAGTTAAACAAAAAACAACTGCGAAAGTTCAAAAAATTAAAACCGATTAGACACGATATTAGTGGGTTTAATTTACCTTTATATTACGAACTGACTAAAAATGGCGAAATTAAATACGAGAGCTCATTTAATAAGAATAAGGGCATATGGGGAAAAAGAGCGGGTAAAGTCCTTACTGGTTTATTATTCGGGGCATTGAGTGTAAACATTGTATTCAACATTGATGGTCTTGGCGAAGCGATGATGAGTGTTATCGTAATCTCTACTAACCTTATCATTACTTACTTGTTATCGTTTATGCCGCCGATGTTTAGATTAAAATTCGCTATCCCAAAAGGAGTTATATTAAAGCATACTTTGTATAGTGGATATATCGATTATAAAAAGGGAACACACGAACTAAAAGCGATACCGGTTGAAAAACCAAAAGAGATTATGGTCGAAGTCGAACAAGAAAAGACACAGGAGGAATAATTATGTTTATTTATTTTGATAGAAACGGAGTCTTACAAGAAGTCATCAACGATAAGTCGGCAAGACTTGGCGATTTGAACGCAAACGAGATTTATGTCTATGTAGATGAAGTGGAGTTGGATGATATCTGGCTCACGCTTAAAAGACCAGATGGCACTTTATCGGTCGAGAAATCATTTATTGCAAATAAAGTCGTGCGGGAAATCCCGTATGATCCAAAACGGGATATGAAGTTTTTTAAGGACTACAAAGAATACGAATTTTACAAATTCACTATTTCGGATGAAATCACGATTGAGGGAGTTTACCAAGCAACGATTAGAATGACCTACGAGGACACTTTAAGTGCGTTAGGTGTTTTAGTATTCAAAGCGGAAACTGGCGTGATTAAGAGCGACCAAAACATCACACAAGCCCAATATGACTATCTCATTTGGTATGTGGGGAGTTGGCAAGGGCAAATTGGCGATTTAGAAGAAACAATGGGCGTCGCCCAAGCCGATATTTTAGATTTACAAAACCGCATGAATGTTGCCGAACAAGATATTAATAAGATAGAGGACGGCACAACGGTTGTCAGTAAAGCGTTAAAGGATGATTTAGGGAACACGATTAAAAGCACCTATGCGAATAAACTCGATTTAGTCTATTCAAGCAGCAATAATCGAATTGCGATTACATTAAAAAGTTACGATGGCAATACAATCGATGCCGATTTAATCGACCTACCAAAAGCGACCACGAGTGTCGATGGACTTTTAGCAAAAGAAGATAAGGTTAAAATTAACAATATCGCCAGTGATATCGCTTCTATGGGGGCGACTAAACAAAGTTTAAGCGAAAAGAACCAAACCAATGGTTATGCCGGACTTGATGGCAACGCTAAAATACCTAGTATTCTTTTACCAGATAGCGTTTTAGGGCAATTAGAATACAAAGGGACATTTACACCAACAGCTTATCCATCATCGCCTGAAAAAGGCTGGTTTTACATTTCTATCGGCAACGGGACAATCGGCGGGGCTGATTACAAAGTAGGAGACTGGGCGGTCTTTAACGGAACAACTTGGGATAAGGTAGATAATACCGATGCCGTTATGAGTGTTAATGGAAAATTAGGGGTTGTCGTGCTTAATGGCACTGATATAAAAGTTGGTAATGGCGACACTTGGACGATTGAACAAAGAATAGTTAATATCTATGCCGAGTTAAATAATCGCTATACCAAAGCACAAACCTATTCGCAAACCGAAATTGAACAACGCTTAACTGATTTATTAGGTATGGCGAATTTACAAGATATACTAATTGGTTCATATACTGATGGACAAACAGTATTAGCGAGTGATTTAAGTGCTTATAATTTTGTAATCGCATTAGGAAAAGATGTTAATAATACATACACGGGAACTTTCAAACCAAGTGAAATCGTTAGTGGTAATGTTATATCGCTAAGTCCGACAGTTTATTTAACTCGTGGAGCGACAGATTTTACCATTACAACGCCTACATCAGTTAAATTATGGGGAATTAAATTAGATGGTATTACTGCCAATGAAATCAGTTATGACGGCACAATTAGCGGGTTAAGTTCGACTAATGTAAAGACCGCTATTGATGAACTTTCCAGTGAAAAAGCCGATAAATTATTATTGTCTAACCTTGTGAGTAATGGTGATTTCTTAGTTGCCAAACCATCGCCTAATCAAAACGAACCTTTGGGATTTATTTACACTAATACTACTGATATAACTTTAAGTGGCGGTATAGCGAAATTTACTTCAACGGCAGAGTTTGGTAGAATTCAATACTCAATCGCTTTCCCTTTGAATCATAAAATATATTATTTTGCCAATGTTAAGGCAACAAGTCCATTGGTGGCTTTGGTAGGTGTAATGAATAGTTCCCAAGCATTTGCTTATCATAGTGGTAGTAATATTTTTGAGTTTGTAAGCAATTTGCAAACCGCTAATGGAACATTTAATTCCGTACAAATAACCGATAGGAGAACGAGTGATTTTACTCCTATTGAAGTCGACTATATGGGAGCCATCAATCTTACACAAGCATTCGGTGCTGGTAAAGAACCTACCAAAGAACAAATGGATAGAATTATTCAAGCCAAAGGTTTCTTCCAAACTACGGATATTACGATTAAAGATTTATTCAATGACAAGGCGGACAAATTAGTTTTAACTAACATAATCAGTAATGGGGATTTATTGACGCCAAAAGCAAGTCCGAATGAAAACCAAGCATTAGGGTTTACATATATAAATACCACTGATATTACTTTAATAAGTGGTATATCAAAATTTACTGCAACTGCTCAATATGGCAGATTAGCATATGATTTCGTGGGTAATACTAATGATAAGATGTATGTTTTTTCCAGATATAAAACCGATTCCATAAATGTTAGATTGACAATTCCTGATCTTACAACAACAAATTTCCACACAGGAAGTAATAGTTTTGAATTTGTGAGTGCGGTTTACACACTTGCTACAAGTAGGCAATTACAAATTAGCGATCTTAGAAGTTCAAGTTGGACGCCTATCGAAGTCGATTACATGGGGGTTATCAACCTTACCGCCACTTTTGGTGCAGGTAATGAACCTACTAAGGAACAAATGGACGCTATCATTAAGTTAAAAGGTTTCTTCCAAACAACCACTATTGACCTTAAAGACTTAATGTTATTAGGTTTCACGCAAGAAACAAGAATGACACCAACTTTAACTAATGCGACCACTACTTTTTTAACCTATCGAAAAGATGATTTAGGGTATGTCGATATTGCTGGAAACTTAACAATTACTACTTTTGGCACAAACTTAACACTGCCCGTTGGTTATCGACCATTAACCACTTTAAGAATACCGGTTGTATCATCAACGGGAACTTTCGGTTATGTAATAATTAACACTAATGGGACTATCGTTTCAAATGCTAATGCGACTATATTTATCAATACTCGCTTTGCGACAATTTAAGGGGGGAAACTATGTTATATCGAATTATTGACAAAGAAACAGGACTATTCTTACGAGATGACTTTACATTTGATGAAGAAACGGAAATTGGTTTAACGGTCGAACCAAGTCAAGGGCTTAATGCTCCGAAATGGGATGGCGAAAAATGGATCGAAAGTTAGTCATCGGTTTAGCGTTAAGCAGTCTATTGCTTGGCGGTTGTTCTATTGAAAGAAAAGGGCAATTACGAGATACCGCCGTATTGTATGTGACTTACGCAACTTATAGTGATTACTATAAAAACGGCGATTGGGATGATGTCCACTACTTATATAAAAATGGCGAACTAACGATAAAAAGAATCGAGAATCGACCGCTTGGTGAACCGAATACACTACTTGCGACTTATACTTATGTAGGCGACTTTAACTGGACAATTAGAGATAGATATTAAGAACCGTTCTTTTTTTATAATGTTAAATTAAACAATCTTTTTTATTGTTTTTACTTTAATAATGGCGTATAATAAGAGTATAGAATAAGGTTCATAAAACGAGCCAGAAAGGAGAGAAAATGACATTAGGACTAAAAATTAAACTACTTCGCACTGAAAAAGGTTTATCACAGGCGAAACTTTGCGATTTAACGGGGTTTTCATCCGCCACGATCGTTTATCTCGAAAACGATAGGAAAAAAGCACAAGTGGAAACATTGATACGCTTAAACAATGTATTAACAAATGGCGATGAAAAGGTCTTACTCGAACTTATCGAGTTAAATGAAAGGAAATGGAAATGACAATTTACGGAAAAATCAATACGATCAGAAAAAAAATCAAGGATGCCAACTTGAAAAAAACGGGCAAGAACGCTTTTGCGGGATTTACTTATTATGAATTAGCGGACTTTTTACCACAAACCATCGATTTAGAAAATGAACTCGGGCTTATTTCAATGTTTACATTAAGAGATAACGAAAGTGGCGATTTAGTTATCTGCGACACAACGAGCGATGCCCAAGTGGTGTTTACCGTTAGAGTGCGTGAAGCCAATATGAAAGGTGCTTTAGAAATCCAAAAGGTGGGTGCGGAAAACACCTATGCGAAACGCTATGCTTATCTTAATTACTTGAACTTGACTGAATCCGATCAAGTCGATAATAAAGACCAAAGCAAAGTTATCGATGAAAAAAAGACCATTGCAAAATCAAGCAACCGAGATATTATGCTTTATGAAATCGAAATAACCGCACCCGAATCCTTAAAAAATCAAATGTTAAGTTATTTCAAAGTTGGCACTTTTGCGGAATTAACCGATGCCCAACTTTTACAAGCACATAAGCGGACAATTAAGGAACTCGAAAAAAGTGCTGAAGTTCAATAACGAAACGCACCAATACTACTTTGAAATACCAAGTGTATCGGCAATCTTACGAGCGACGGTGTTTAAGGATAAATATAAAAATGTTCCCGAACATATCCTACAAGCTGCCGCCGACTTTGGAACGGCGATTCACGATGCCATCGAACGAGATAATGATATATTCCTTGACGATATCCAAAAAGAGAAATTTAAGGAATATCAAGAAATAAAAAAAGAGCATAATATCAAAATTGTCGCTCAAGAGCAAATGGTTTATTACGATGGGGAAGTGAAGTATGCGGGTCGATATGATATGTTAGCCGAAATCAACGGGGAACTAACGCTTATCGATATTAAAACCACCTATGCGTTAGACAAAGAATACATATCTTATCAGTTATCGTTTTATGCGATGGCACTTGAGAAAATGGGATACCCGCCGAAAAAACTCGCTCCTATCTGGTTGCCGAAACGGAAAAAGGGGAAACTTGTCTATGTCGATAGAGTGCCAAATGAAAGACTACTGGAGGTATTAAGAGAGTATGAAACT